ATGGCAAAGAAAGTAATGCTACTTACAGGGGCAAGCAGGGGTATCGGTAAAAGCATCTATGACAAGTACAAAGATGAGTATGAGATTGTTACCGTGCATCGCAGTGAGGGAGCCACGATTCAAGGCAACTTAGTTGATTGGAAGTTTAGAGAAGATGTCATTATGAAGGTCAACCCTGATGTAGTTATCAACAACGCAGGGTATCATGGGTTTAGCTTATGGGGCATTGCAGTAAACGGTGTAGCCGCTGCTCATTTAATGATGGGCTTTCATAAGAAAATGTCTCGTGGGCATATTATTAATATCTCTAGCATTCGTAGCACGTTTCAAGGGTTCGAGCGAAAAGGTTCAGACACATACGAAGACATTGCATATAACTGTGGTAAAGCAATGTGTACAAGCGCAAGTCTTCAATTAGCTAGTTTACGCACTAAACCCGTTAATGTTGTATGTATCGAGCCCGGAGTCGTTCGTACTAACATGTATCCTAACATGCCAGAAGCACAATATGTTGACGAGGATCAATGGGATAACACAGTTTATACCCCATTAGTACCTGACGATGTAGTAAATACTATAGACTGGGTGCTTAAACAACCACCCTGGATTAACATATCTCTATTGAGAATGAACACAAATTCTAATTTAATTCCCCCAAATGACCAAAATCCCTCTTGACGTTTACCCCAATTTAAATAAAACATTTAGCTCATGTGTACTAGATATCCCCAAGATTGAACCCGATGACTGGAATCAATGGTGGAGTTGGTGGGAAACTAATAGCAAGCCCTTAACTAAGATATACTCTAGTCAGAACGGTCTGCCCGGATTGAATCACTGGCATGGTGTACAGATATACGGGGAGCCTGAACCCAATGACCCTTGGGATATTCCTACAGTTGATTGCACTAAAGAGTTCCCTAAGATGTTTGAGAATATCTTTAAGATTCCAATGGACATTCAACGTATTCGTGCTGTTACTAGCAAGGGAATGTTTACTCCACATAAGGATCATCCTTTCCCCGTAATGAGTTGTAGAATCAATGTGTTTGATAATAACCCTGCACCTACATTTGCTTATGTTAACTTCAACGATAAGAAACGTAAGATGTATAATCAACAGTTACCTGAAACAAGTAACACATGGATATATCCGGATCAGACACAGGATCATACTACATTCTATCATCCAGGACATTTTAAGATTCTATTCATGCTATTAGGTAAATGGCGTGAAGACGAGTTAAATACACTGATTGACAAGTCAGTTGACACATACCCAGACTATTTTATTGAATAATGGACATCTTTGTTAAAGAATACTACACACTTACCGCTAGAGAAAAAGACCAGTTCTTTAATTTCTTATCTAAGACTAGCGAGACTTCGCCTGCACATAGTAATCTCTGGGCTAAGGATTGGAGAGACAAATCCAACACACTACCCTATATATTAGATTATACTGATAGATTTTTTGAGTCTAGAGGTAACTTTAATATCGTCTATGACAGGGGTAGAATCTTTGCTTGCGGTGGCGTATATAAGAGTATGTTTGACAGTGAGATTGCTATTGCTGGGGCACGAACATACATTGACCCAGAGTACCGTAATCAAAGTATCCTCAGAGAATATCTATTACCCTATCACAAAGACTGGGCCAGCAAGCATAACTGCAAAATAGTTGCTCTCAGCTTCAACGAGTACAATAAGAATATCACTGAGATATTCAAACGCAGACGCTTGGGCGAGACTATTGATAGAGTTAATACAAGGAATAAGAAGCATTTATTCTTTAATGGCGTCAAAGAAGTAGAATTTCCTGTTACTATTCAATATACTAAGCAGTATGTTATATATGAACAACTTGAGAAGCATGACTTTGATTGGGAATCCATTAAATGGCAAGAATAAAAGAACACTTTGGCTTTGATTGTTCAGGGGATATTAGGGACTTTACTATTGACGATAGAGACTATCTAGTTGAAATGGTCAGTCGTCATAAAGTTCTTAGATGGCGTAATCAAACGTTAACCGCACAAGAATATTTAAAGTTCAGTGAGATATTCAGTGAGTGCTGGGCAAACGATGACGGGTTACTATTGGGCGGGAACAACGAATCAAAAGTAAGTCACATTGAATCTAATAAAATCACATTAGTTAGTAACAGAGAAACAGGTGTACTAAGCGACAGAGAGATTTCTTGGCATAGTGATGTCAGTCACAAACCCTTCTATACACCCGGGGGAACTACACCCTTCCGCTTATTATATGCTGTTACTTTGCCCGATGATGAACAGACTATAACTAGATGGCTAGACTGTGAGTATGTCTATAATCACTGCCCAATTGAATTAAGAACCGTGTGTGAGAAGTTGATAGAGTTTAATCAAGCTGACTATATTACTTCATGGGACGGGTGTGTTTCCCCGTTTGTAAAGATTGACCCTATTACTCACAATAAATCTTTTACTATTCAACGAGACTTCTTTAAGCATTTTATTGGCATGTCAGAATTAGAGAGTAAACTGATTATGGATCAGTTGTTTGATATAGCATTAAGACCCGAGAATATCATAACAAATGAATGGCAAGTGGGTGATGTTATATTGAATAATAATTACAATACTATTCATCAACGAGAGAAGTTTACTAGCACACAAGAAAGAACATTGTGGCGCACAACGTTTCAAATAGATGAGTTAATTCCATCTAATCTTAAAACTTAGTATATTATCTAGTATTTCTTCGTATGAGCTATCTTTCCAGCTAAAGCTAAGAAACAATCTAGAACCAGGCTTTGGGCTTGAAACTGCATGTACTTTACTAACGTCTAATAGATAGATATCATTGTCCTGAGCAGTGAAACAGTCATACATCTCTAAGTCTTTATTATGATATAGTTTAGCTTCCTCTTCGTTCTCGGCGGTGAACGGTGTACTATTCTCTTTTGCACGATAGAACATTGTACTTGCTTGATTAGACTGTTTATACCAGTTTAAAACTACTTGAGGACCGTGGTCAATATGCGGCCCGATACTTCCCGAACCGTTAATCTCTGCTATTAAAACATAGTCTGGCTTTATAGTAGAGAACATAGGGATATTACCTAATACATTTAAATCATTTAGTTGATAATACTGTAAAGATCCTGTATCAAGTCCCTCGTATTGTTTTTCGGGTTTCCCCTTTAACTGTTCTAAGTCTAACCCTAGATTTAAATTACATATTCTTGTATAACTCATTTACAATATACTCTCTGTCTAATAGCCACTCTTGCTTGTTCAATATCAATGATTCTAACTCTGATTCATATGGGGTAGGGATAGTCTTTACACTTAGTTTATTGTATACCTTGATATCTAAATTAAGTAACCTAATCAAACTATCTTCGTCACTACCCTGCTCTATAAAGTCTTCATAATAGATAGTAGGATACTTGCTAGGGTGATTCTTTTTATACTTGAAATAGTTGTCGTTGATTCGTATAAACTCGTCACGGAACTTAGTCCAATAGATTATCTTCCCGATACTTTTTGAATCTACAGTATGATGGGCAATATTAGTCCCAATCATATTCATATAGCTAATATACTGACTTAATTTGTCTCTGCGTTCTAAGTAAATGATATCATAATTATCGTCAATCATTGTTTGAACTTCGGGTTCAATATCCTCACTGAACAACTTAATCATGTAGTTATGGTCGTTGTTAACTAACGCTAATCGTTTCAATATCTCGTCACGCTTATTGTCGTACCAGAATTCAAGTTTTCTATCTAGTTTCGTGCAGTAAACTATATCGTTGATTCTACTATATTCTGGGTTGTATAACTCAGTGATAGTAAAATACTCTTGTAAAGTGTTCTTGTAACCTGAATGTTGTTTAGCTAGATTACCCAGCAAATCAGTGATTAGGGTAGAGCCAGACCTTGGGGTAGTAACTATTATAGGACGCATCCTAATATTTATAAATATGTCATGGACTATGACAGTTTTAGTCACGGGCAAGTTGCAAGCAAACTTTGGCTCTGTGAACAATTAGAACCCTTTGTCAAAGAGGGTTCAGACATTACTATATTAGGCTCTTGGCATAATGTGCTTGGATTTATGCTTTCAGTTAGAAGGCCTAATTATTATAAGAATATTCTCGGTATCGACAGTGATCCTGAGGTTATTCGAATTAGTGATAAGATAACAGACTACTGGAAGTATGGTAGTCATAGAATTCGCAACATGTGTGAAGATGCAAATGAACTTAAATTCATCAATGATGAGGTTCTAATTAATTGCAGCGCCGAACACTTTAACAATGACATTTGGTATGAGAATATCCCAGCTGGTACACTAATCTGTATTCAATCTAGTGATATGACTGACCCAGAACATCCTTGGTTAATCACATATCCTAACCCTACAATAGAAGCATTTGTTGAGAGATACCCTGTATCTAAAACTCTTTACTTAGACACACTCAATATAGACTATGATAACTGGGGCTATAAACGCTTTATGCTTATAGGTATCAAATGATTTGGTATGAAGGAATCGACAATTATAGAAAGTGTTCCTTCGAACAAAATCTGTTCACCACGGAATTGCTGGACAAAACATTGCGTATACGGCCCTTGGCCGCAATATTTTCCGACAATTTAGCACCAAAACAGACTAAAACCGTAGAATTGCTATATTCTGGCGGTTTAGACAGTGAATGTATACTAAACGCCTGTTTAATCAACAAAACGCCAATTCGTGCAATAACCATGCGTTTGTTAGTAAATAACTCACCTATCAATACACACGACTTATACTATAGCGAAAAGTTCTGTAGAGAGAATAATGTCGAGCAGAAGATAGTAGACCTAGACGTTAAGAAGTTCTTTGATAACGGGGAGCATCTTAGATATCTATTGCCCTATAGTATTGAGGAGCCACACGTTGCTACACACTTTTGGTTGTTTGAACAATGTACAGGGTTTCCTGTTATCGGGGGAGATTATACATGGCCTTGGCAATCACGTGATAATTTAAGCCCGCATAGATTAAGCTATAGCTGCTATGGACGGTTCTTACGTGACAATAATATTGACGGTATAGGTAATATGCTAGGGCATAGCATTGATAGTAATTATATGCTGATGCAGAAGCACTTAGAGTTTCATGACCCAAAGAACATGACGAACTATACTAAGAAGCAAGTCTATGAGTCATTGGGCTTGGGTAAGTTTGAACTACGCTTTAGAAGCTATGGCTGGGAATCGTTTGCTGTTAATCTATTAAACAAAACACAATATAAGATTGAGTTATTGAAACAAATAGGAATAGTTAAAAATAACATTAAATGGAATAATGTTATCGGCTCATTATTAAATGGACCGGGTACTAATTCACGCTTCTTTCAATAACTGTCATTATCTGAATCAGTTACTATCCAGCCCAAGTCAAACAAGTCTTTGCGTACTTCGTCCGTGATTACCGATTCAGCTACAAAGTTTTTGTATGTTTCTGTATCATCAGGCCCTATCCCAGAGCAGTAATAATCCATGTAATCACCCTGTCCAGTCATGTCTGCTAGAATTCCCCCAGCATAGCGCCAACTGCATCCCCAGCGTTTGTCAGTGAGGATGGGTATAACGTCATTCTTTTGGAACTCGTTGTTGCACATAGCGGCATAAAGATTCTGTGCATAACTATCGTCAGCACGTACTTTCTCTACCATATACTTGCTAGTTCTCAAGTCATACTCTAAGTTGTCTTTTTGCCACTCTGGATCGTTTTCTTGCTCTAGTCTACGTTTACCAAAATCTAGATAATAGTCAAGCATATCCTTACTATTCTTATCGTCAGGATCTTCTACGAGTTTATCCTGGTACATCTTGAGGCTGAACTCGTCCTTGTTGGGCGACCTTGATATGTCTATTCGTTGTTCGTTTTTTAGCATTTGCCTTCTTCTCATAGAAGATATGATTGCCTATTCTAGCAACAACCTTATGCGGGTAGTTGTTAGTAAAGCTAGTGTTGTGAAAGAATAACACTGTGCGTGGTATTACATCCTTATATGCATCATATGCTAACACATCATGGGCAACTTGTAAACTAGTTTGGTAACTCTTAGAGTTACGGTTCGGGTTCTTTTTACCCTCACATACCCAACTAAATTGACATAACTTGACCCAGAAAGTCTCGTCATCTTCGTTAGTCTGTTGTACTTTAGTTGTTTGGTATACAACTTTACAGGGGGTAGGTGCGAAGCCGTGATTGATTCTATTAAGAACTACTCTAGCAACTGCTGCTTTACCCTCAATGGGTTCTCCGTTTGCCTCAAAGTAGATGTTGTCTGCTAGACATTGTAGTTGCTTTTGGTCAACTACTGGCTTAGCTTTCTCTACTTCTTTCTTAGGCTGATGCAATGGTTGCATCTCATTCGGCATGCTAGTAAAAGCAAAGCCAATAACAACGATGCAAAATGCCATATAGGCAAGTAGGCACTTAGCTGTATTTTTCATAGATTTTTCCTTTCCTGCTATAAGATTATAGCATTTACGACAGGAATTACAAAATATTAAATATCCCAGCAGTCGCAGTTACATGCTGTAACAATTGCAACCGCTTCATCGGGTGTAATTACTGAAGGTGATACCGCGCTAGAGATATTGAACAAATCAAGGTTTTGCGGTATCAGTCCCACGGCAGCAGAGCCAGCTAGGCTTCCAGGAACGATGCTGTCGCCGGAGACAATTGGAATACCAAGATTATTAGTAACGGGCGTGTCAATAGCATCGTCAACGTCATTATCTAGTACTCCACCGGTAAGCCCAAGTCGCTTAGAATTACGTTGTTCACGCATCATCCCGACTAAGGAATTACCACCCACTGAAGTCATGTCAGCCAATGCCTCTAGCACCTGTGCTGATTGACCGGGCCCAGTATCTAAAGCGTATCCGTTGACTGAATCAACGAAGCTATAGATTTCTGATGTTGCAGTTTGAATGTATGTTGGATCGGGTAAAGCAAGACCTCTACATCTTTGCTCTACAATTAATTGTGTACCCATGTTATCCCACAATGTGTTCAACTTGCTGGCCCTATCGAAGTCTGCTAACTGAATGTTAGCAATAATCGAATTTGCTTCGGTAATCAATGTATCTAAAGTTGGATAGGGTCCGTCATTAGATAAAAGATTGAATATCTGAGAATACTTGGCAACAAGTGCCGGGCTGTATAAGCTCGTCAATAGTGTCTGAATGCTTCCCAAATCATATGGGATTCCAGACGCTGCGCCAAAGAAGTCAGTAGTTAAGTACTGTCCGCTAGTACCTGAACCCTTAGCAATTAACGCAAGAGTGGCGTTTGCTAATGCAGGGTCTGCAGGTGTAGAACTTGTACTTGTTACTAGTCCAGCTGTTGACTCTAAATGAGTTACAACTTGACTAAACTTCTCGATATTCATTCTACTAATGTTTTTAACTTGTTGCAAGCTATAGCCAAATGCTACACATGCTAAAGATACATCCATTGGTAGAATGCCGTCTAAGTAATTGTACATCTCTGGTAAAGAATTATTAGTTCCCCCATTGGTGTAAATCAAATAATATGTTTTGCTATTATTAGGCATTTCAGTCGCATTGTACTTAGGGACTGTTAAGCTCTTATAGCTTTCAGGGAATAGTTTCTTGGGGTTTAATAAGTCCGCAAGACTTTCTAAATTCTCTGTCTGACAATTTAATGGTGTAGTGATTTCAGCTAAGTCTTCGCCCACGATTAGACTGAAAGCACCGTATAATTTTCTATTTTGTTCAACTGTAGGAGTCTCAATCTTAGCAAGAATGTTTCCTACTTCTGTTGGGGTTAACCCTGCGCTAATCATAGCAAGACCTAGTGCTTTAGATATAGCGTTATTCTTTTGAATTGAGAACAACAAGTTAGCTGGCAAGCCGAACGAATCAAGTTTTGCTAAATCAATTACACGTCCGGTCTTGATTAAGTCTTGACCAAAGTAAAGAGTTGCAGTATTAACACCAGCTATGTCAGCGGTAGTTAAATCATGCATGTTACTATAGATACCATCTAAGTACTCAATGCTGTTAGCTACTGAACTAATAACTCTATTTTCTCTACCCTTGAAGCCTTCACATGTTGAGAAGCTAAAGACCCAGTCAGTATAATTGCTAGTCTTAAAGTTCATCTCACTGTATGCTTGATTCGCTAATACTCTTAGGAATCCGTTCTTAGTAGCTAGACCCGTATATGCATTAGTATATGTTCCGGGCTTGCTGTTCCCTAAAGCAGGAATGCTATCTACCCCGATAGCTATCAAGCTATCATACTGTTCTTGTGTGATGCCTATTGATATAGGTTCTTGTGTTTCTTCATCAACACCCATTAGACCAATCTTACCGTATGCTAATGTGATTATATCAGTAATCAAATTCAACATAGTACCTGATACTAATGAACCCTTAGTATAGTTGCCAGCTCCAGTACTAGAGCCCATGAAGCCACGTGCTGTAGAGTTAATCTCTAAGCCAATATTTTGAATGAAAGATCCGAGCGTGTTTACGCCCAGAGGACTTAATTTACCTGCGTCACTCATGGTACGAATACATCTCCGGAACCTTGAACAATGTTATGTCCACATGTTACACCCGATCCTACACGAAGTACGGGAGAACCGTCAGCGAATACAGTAGGTGATCCTTCTGTAGTCTTAGCTGCTTCGTGAGGGGGATGAGGGATTCCCCACGGTGCGTGTGGGGTGATTTGACTTGTATGTAAGCCGACAGGAATGCCGTTACAAAAGACCGTACTTGAGCCGCGCATAATCTTTCCGCCTGCGCTATTCTGGTCTCCCTTACGACTTAATCCTGCCATATATTATCCTACTAAAATCTTCTTATCTGGAATTTGAATACCAGTAGTCATCTCGATATACTTCATTTTGACTGAATCCTCAGTGACTGCGTACATTGAGATACATGTAGTATTTAGCGTAACTTTTTCGTCTGGATCTACAGTAAAAAGACTAGGTATCAACTGCATACCCTTTTGTGATGGGGCGATTGATACTGGGTTCTCAATGACTAAGTTCGTAGTGTTATCTTCAACTACTTTAGCAATGAGTTCTTCACCCGAGTTAAATTTGAATGTGTATGTTTGACCGATTTCCATGTGTTTCCTTATTGTGTCTTAGCTACTTTTTCAGCAAAGTCTTCTGCTGACATACCTGCCAAGCCTTGGTAGCCGCCCGGGATATGATGTGTTCCGTTATAGATTTGTGGCACTGAGCGGAAGCCTGCGTCCATAAGCATTTGTCTAGCTTCTGTATCTACTGAGATATCTACAGATTCATAAGCAACGCCTTTGCTCTCTAGTAATTGTTTTGCCATGTCGCAAAACTGACAGTTTGGTTTTGAATATACTTTAATCATTTATTTCCTTCTTTTGATGTATCATATGTTTGTGCGAAGATATCTTTCTTTACTGCACCGTAGTCACCAGGCCCGTGACGAACAATATAATCATTGCCCTTGGTGTATTCTAAATCGCCCCATGAAGTATGAAGTAGACCATCGTGGTCAGCCATCTTAGCAACTTTTAAGATTTTCTTAGGTGTTGCCATGCCGTCACCAGATACATCATAAAATGAAGAAAATTTCTCCGGGGTGACTGGGTACTGTTCCCCTTTTGGGCCTGTGATGATGATGTGACCGGAATCATAACGTACGGGCCCTTCTAATGTGTTTACCGTACCAGGCTCATTGGCTACTTCATACTTAATGGGGTTAGCCTTCTTAAAAGTTTCAAATCCATTGTTAAACCAACTATCATGCACAGTTGATTCAACAATGTTAATTAGTTTACGCAAGTCGTTCATAGTGCAGGTAGTTCGTCAAAGTCTACTTCGTCACTCATAACACCGATAACATAGTTTGTAGATTCAGTCTCTTGCAATGCTGACTGTTTCTTATTAATGTTTACGTGCTTATTGAACCACGGGATAGGACTATGCTTTGGATGACTTTCATTGTACTTGATGCCGATTTCTTTTAGTCTAGTGAATGCAGTAAAGTCTACAAAGTCAGATAAGATTTCTGCGTTTAAGCCAATGACTACGCCCTTGCTGAATAGATATGTTGCCCAGTCTTTTTCTTCTTTGATAACTTCTAAGTACAAGGCATACACTTCATGCTGCATCTCTTGTGCGATTTGTTGGAAGACCGGGTCATCTTTAACTACGTTGTTAATCAACCATGCTGTCCACTCAGTGTGCAACAATTCGTCTTGCAGGATCAAAGAGATAATGTTTCCGTTACCAATGTAAATCTTGTTCTCTACCATAGCAAGACTTGTTGCGAATGATACCATGAAACGTAATGCTTCTAATGCGTATGAAGCGTGTAGAGCCATCCAAATCGCCTTCTTATGTTCGTATAAGCCGACTGTCTCTCCGCATTCTTTACGACAATTAAGTATATGAAGGTCTTCATAATAGCGTCCAATGTTCGCCGCCATAGAAACAATTTCGGATGTGTCGTGGATTTTATTGAATTCATCTTTGGGTACCCCGTAGATGTTTCTAATAATGTGCGAATAGCTTTTGGAATGAATGTTTGTCTCAAAGAAACTCCAGTTACTTACTAGTGCTTCAAGTTCAGGGATACTGATGACAGGGCTGAATACTTGGTTAGGCGCACGACCTTGAATACTGTCTAGTGCAGTTTGACGCAATAGATTGCTAGTAAAGATATGCTTGATAGCGTCACTAGATTCTTTGTGGTCAATCTTGTCTTTAGTCAATGAGATTTCTTCTGGAACCCAAAAGAAGCCACGTGCTGTTTCTTCATACTTAGCTAGTCGTGGATACTTAACTTCTTCAAAGCGTTGTACTGTTACAGGACCCTCTGGATCCAAGAACATTTGTCTTGTTAGATAGTTTGTCTGCTTACTTAAATTATACTGTTCTTTACTCATATGTGTCCCATTCGTCACCGAAATATTTAATTACTAATCCACCTTCTTCATCAACGCCTACGGATGCTACATCGGTTCTGTTTAATGCTAAGACAATCATTACTTTGTCTTGGTCATCTATCTTGACTTCTTCTTTAAAGTTATGCAATGCATACAACATTGTTAGCTTTACGTCATCGTTAATGTCTTCTGGGAATTCAACTAGATGCATCTGTTTTTAAGATAATCTTACCGTCGTCTGTTGTTACGTCTGTAACTTTAACGAGTTTCCCGTCTACTTCTGCGTAGACAGGGACATGTCCTAGCTTCTCACATGCCCCGCTAACTTGCATAGCGTACTTACGCCATGCATCCATTAACATAAAACTAAT